GAAATAAATTTTCGCCTTATAGCCGCCACTATGCACGGGACCACATAGATGGTCAAAATTAATCTTTTGACTAGATCAGTCATTTTTCTCTTGCATGGTGACTAATTTAGTCATAGTGTCGTCTCACACCCAAACGGGAGAGAGACAATGAACACGCAACCACTCACAGGACTGTTTAAGGCGCAGAAGGTGCTTTCCGGCCACCGCCAGCCGCTGGTTGTCTGCCCCTGCTGCGGCGATAGCATGGAACCCGGCGAAATGATCAAGGCGGGCGACTATCCCGGCATCGAAAACGAACTGCGTCGCCAGTACGAAGGCCCGGTTTGCCACTTCTGCGCCGACCAGCATCACCGCTGCTGTCACTGCAACCGCGTTCGCCACATCAGCCACATGGTTGAGACCGCATACGATGGCCCGATCTGCGCTGACGAGCTGGAGGACTTCGAGGCCGAGTGCGCCCAAGCCGCCGCCGACATGTTCAGCAACATCGCTGACGGGAGGGCGTGGCAATGAGCATGATCGACGACATCAAGCGCGACCGTGAAGCGGGAACGCCGGGACCGTGGCGCATTCACGTGCTAACTAGCGTCGACCCGAACGGAGACGAGTGGGAGACTGACGTAGAGGTCGAGACCAGCTCCGGAAAGTACATTCACGGCCACGATCTCGGGTATGGATGCGGTGTTGACAATGAGGTGAGAACCAACGCCCGCCGCATCGCCCGCCTTCCCGATCTCGAAGCCAAGTACATCGCCCTGAAAGAAGCGGCGGATGGGCTGGCGGAGGCGGTCAAGGCCGCCACTGACTATGCGTCTGATGCGTCTAATGGGCACCTTTGGTTCGTGACCAAAAAGGACGGACGTGACGCATTGGTCCGGCTGAGTGTGGAGGAAGGTCAGCAAGACCTTAACACCTTCAGATCCGCCCTCGCCCGCTACCGGGAGGCATCCCAATGACCCCCCTCACCGAATGGGAGAGCGATGGCATCCATAACGACTGGATCATGCCCGCCGCGCCAAAGTGGAAGCGCCTGCCGATCATCCGGCACGTCCGCGCAATCAACGAATACCTGTTTGTCCGCCGTTTGGAGCGGGCCGGAAACCGCACATTCAGCCAAGACCGATGGATCGCCCTCGGCATCTGGCTTGGGAAGGAGAGAGACCAATGACCGAACGCAACACCTTCACCAAAGAGCAAGAGGCTTGGCTCAAGGCGCTGGAAAGCGGTGAGTATAAGCAGGTCACTCAGAACCTCTGCACGGGCGGCGCTTATTGCTGCCTTGGCGTTGCAACTCACGTTGTGAACCCAAAGCACCTCGCGCTTGAGAACAATGGCTGGGATTGGGCCGACTTCGATGATGATTTCGAGTCAGGAGATCGGCTGATCTTAGGGCCGGACGAAATGACCGCCCCAGCGGACGTGGCGACTACGCTGCGACTTGACAACACGGAGGGCCGGTTTCGCTTCGGGTTCAAATTCAACGAAAGGGTGAGTTGCCTGATCGACCTGAACGACAAGTACGGTTGGACCTTCCACCAGATCGCCGAGTTCATCCGCGCGAAGCCTTGGCTTGTATTCACCAACTTTGACCAGCCGGAGGAGGCATCGAAATGACCGCAACACTGCACAACATCAACAAGCGCATCGTTGACGAACTGATCTTGCGTCCAGAGGACGACATGCCCCGCTTTGCCAACCTGCGCGATGGCGGAAACCTGGAAACGCCATACCAGCGTTGTGCGGGTCTTGGCATCTCGGCAATGGCTGGCTTCGCTGTAGCGGCTGTCATTGCCCTGTGCATCACCGTTCCCAAGGCAATCGACAACGTACACCACGAAATCGCAACCGCGAGGGCCGACCAATGAGCAATGTCGCAAAAGTAGAGCAACCCGAAAACCTCCTGCCCGCTGACCCCATGGTGAGCATGATCGAGCGGGTGGCAATGGACCCCAATTCGGATCTGGCAAAGCTGGAACGGATGCTGGAGTTGAAAGAGCGCCTAGAGGAGAAAGAAGCCCGCCGCGCCTTTGACCGCGCAATGGCTGAGGCTAAGGCTGAAATTCCCCCGATCCTGAAAACCGGGACTGTTGACTATGAAAACGACCGGGGGAAGCGCACCTATTTCAAGCACGAGACGCTTGATGGCATCGCCAAGATTGTTGACCCCATCCTTTCCAAGCATGGACTGAGCTATCGCTACCGCTCAAAACAAGAGAACGGCCAGCTTTACGTCACCTGCGTTGTTGCGCATCGGGACGGGTGCAGCGAGGAGACCACCTTGCAGGGCGGTCCTGACTCTGGGGCCGGGAAGAACAACTTCCAAGCCGTAGGGTCCGCCGCGACCTACCTGCAACGGTACACCCTCAAGCTGGCATTGGGCCTATCCGCCGCGCAGGACGACGATGCCAGCAAGGCGTCAGACAACGCGCCGGAAACGGTATCCGAAGACCAGTTTCGGACGCTCAAGACCTTGATTGAGGAGACCGCCACCGACCTGACGAAATTCTTCTTGGCCTACGGGATTAAAGACCCCGATGCGCGGCTTGATGAGTTTCCGGCGAAGCACTTTGAGGCCGCGAAGGCACAGCTTAACCGCAAGAAGGGTCAGCCCAAATGACCGAGCAAGGTACGCACGAATGGCTCCTGGAGCGCCTTGGGAAGGTCACGGCTAGCAAGATCGCTGACGTGATGATGAAACCCGCCACGGCGGGCTATCAGAACTATCGCGCACAACTCGTATGTGAGCGCCTGACAGGCCAGCCCACGGAGACCTTCACCAGCGCGGCCATGCAGCACGGGACCGAGACGGAACCGCAAGCGCGGGCCATGTATGAAATGGAAACGGGGGTAGACGTCGAGCAAGTCGGCTTTATCCCCCACCCCACTCTGGAATGGACCGGCGCAAGCCCGGATGGTCAGGTCGGCGAACTCGGCTTGGTGGAAATCAAATGCCCCCAGCCCGCCGAACATATCCGAATGCTGACCGGAGGCGAAATCAAGCGCAACTACGTCCTGCAAATGCAATGGCAGATGGAATGCACGGGTCGGGAATGGTGCGATTTCGTGACCTTCTCGCCCGCCTTCCCCGCCGAGATGCAAATCCAGATCACCCGCGTTGAGGCTGACACCGAATTGCAGCGCGAAATCAGAGACGCCGTGGCCTCATTCTTGGCCGAGGTGGCAACACTCACGGAACAACTCACCAAGCAATACAAGGAGGCCGCATAATGGCCGGATCAGTTAACAAAGAGACGGATTTGCCCGTGCGCCTCTACCTAGAAGGGTTGAGCATACCGCAAGTCTCGGCTCAAACAGGCATTGCCCTTTCCACCCTCCGCTTCCGCTTGAAAAGGAGAGGCTTGCTTCGCACGAGGGCGGAGGGGGTCCGCATGGCAGCGCAAGATGGGCGCTTAGGCTCCGGTCTACGCGGGAAGTCCCGCACATTCACAAAGCAGCACTGCAAGGCAATATCCGAGGCCCGATTGCGTCATTCTGCGCAGCATGCCAAAGGCACGCGCATCACTTCCAGCGGGTACGTTGAATACACTAAGGGGCCAAACAAGGGTCGAAGTGTACACGTCCTGAAAATGGAAAGCCGACTAGGACGCCCGCTTCGGGAAGATGAGTGCGTTCATCACATCGACGGCGACACCCTCAACAATGAAGACAACAACCTCGCGCTTGTAACCCGTTCGGGACACACGCGCCTGCACCAGCGCGAAAAGCGCATAGCTAAAGGACTAGAATAAAATGGCTGGAACAGTGAACCGCGTGATTTTGGTGGGAAACCTTGGCCGCGATGTGGAGGTGCGGACCTTCCAGAGCGGTGGCAAGGTGGCAAACCTGCGCATCGCCACAAGCGAGACGTGGAAGGACAAGAACACGGGTGAACGCAAGGAGCGTACCGAGTGGCATTCGGTCGCGGTGTTCAATGAGGGTCTGGTGCGGATCGCAGAGCAATACCTGCGCAAGGGGTCCAAGGTCTACATCGAGGGCCAGCTTCAAACCCGCAAGTGGCAGGACCAGAGCGGACAGGACCGCTATTCGACCGAGGTGGTGCTGCAAGGCTTTGGCGCAACGCTGACCATGCTCGACGGCCCGCAAGGCGACAACCAGCAGCAATCCCAAGGCCAGCAGGACGGCTACCAATCCCCCGGCGGGTATGGCGCGGGCGGTCAGGCAATCGACGATGAGGTGCCCTTCGCCCCGGTGACGCTGATCTAATGGCCGGTCAGACCATCATACTGCGCGGCCCTCACCAGCGCGACCTTGCACGCTCATGGATCGACATAGCGCCGCAAAATGCCGTGGTGAACATTCGGGAAGAAGCGAGGAACAAGGATCAGAACGCCAAGATGTGGGCGATGTTGTCCGACATTTCCCGCGCCAAGCCCGAGGGTCGGCTCCACACCCCAGAAATGTGGAAGGCCCTGATGATGAAGGCTTGTGGGCACGAGGTTCAATTCCTCAACGGTTTGGATGGTGAGCCGTTCCCCGCAGGTTTTCGGTCGTCGAAATTATCCAAGGGCCAGATGAGGGACCTTATTGAGTTCATCGCCTTTTATGGGGCGCAACACGGAGTGAAATGGAGCGATGATGAAAGGGCCTAAGTCCAAAACAGAAGAGTTCCTGAGGGCACATCAGAGCAATCAGGAGGATGAGTGTCTATCATGGCCCTTTGGGCGTGACAGCATAGGGTATGGACGCGCAAAAGTGACAGGCTACAGCACCAGGCTGGCACACAGGATCATGTGCGAGATGGCCCATGGAAAGCCGCCATCTCCGAAGTCTGTAGCCCGACACACCTGTGGGAACGGACACATGGGGTGCGTTAACCCTAAACACCTGTGCTGGGGGTCAGTCGCAGACAACAACCAAGACAAGATCGACGCCGGGAAACAGCCGGTAGGCGAGGCTATTGGGGTCTCTGTCCTTTCGGAGCGGAAGGTAAGGGAGATCAGGGCGCTCGGCGGCGATGGAATGTCCCAGCGGAGAATCGCAAAGGCGTTCGGGGTCAGCCACGGGACGATCCAAGCAGTTTTGGAAGGTCGAACATGGAGGCACGTACAATGATCACGGTTATCGCTGAGTATGGCGACCGGCATGGGGTGCGGTGGACAGACCCGGAGGAAAGACAGTGACAGCCATTATCGCAATCGCTCACGCCATGCGGATCAACAAGGATTTCAGGCCGCACGGGCTATACCTTGCGACCTTCGTCATCGACATCACGATTATTGAGAGCCTTCTGAGATGAACAAGCCCCTACGCCGCACCCCCATGCGCCGCAAGTCGGCAGGAACCACGAAGGCCCGCACCGCTGCGCGTGGCGAGGAATGCCAACTGCGCCTGGATTGCTGCAACCACAACCCCGAGACAACCGTGCTTTCGCATGTTCGCATGTTTGGCTGGGCAGGGACCGCACAGAAGCCGCCAGACTTCCTCGCCATCTTCGCCTGCTCGGACTGCCACGATGCGCTTGATAGGCGCTCAGGCGGGACGGAATGGGGCTTTGACGATGTGCTGCGGGCAATGGGTAACACCCTGATCCGCCAGTTTGAGAAAGGGACGTTTAAGTGACCGCTTTTCCGATAACCACCGGGTCAACCCCAAGACGTATCGGCAATTAGGAAAGGACCGTTGCGGGGCTGCACATACCCGAACCTCAGTAATTCGAGCAGCCCGGTGGTTTTCTGAGAAGCGAGAGGAAAGAGCGATGAAGATTGACAACCGAATTTTGATTATCCCGGCCATGCCGTTTGCCCTGCTGATCTTGGCGCGGGTCATGTGGTGGGTCGCTGGCGCTGATTGGAGCGAACCCGAGGTGGCAGCCGGTATGTGCCTGATCTTTGGGTTTATCATTGGCGGCGCGGCAACCGGCATCATGGTCTGCGAGAACCTCACCATCGGCCACACCCGTATCGGAGGAAAGAGCGATGAGTGACGAACAAGTAGAGCGAGTGGCGAAGGCGATCCAGAAGGCCCACCAAATCCACGGCCACAACTGGAAAGAACATGCCCGCGCCGCAATCGCGGCGATGCAGCCCACACCGCAGGAGGCGGCGAAGGTGTTGGTGGCCGAGATAGTCAGCAAGCAAACGAATTATACCGAACTACTAAAAGATCAGCCGATTGGCGGGGTTGTCGGGCTGACATTATCCCTCCGCGCCATCGCCGGGGAGGCCCGCCATGACTGATATTAGCATGGGAGCGGTGGAGCGGGTCCGCAAGTATGTTGACCACCCATACACAAGCCCAGACACGCTGGTTCTGGATAGCGATCTTGTGCAGATTTCAGCCGACGACCTTGCGCGAATTGTGCAGCGAGTAGACGCCCAAGCCGCCCGCATCGAGGAGCTGGAGGCGCAGGTAGCAGCGGCCCGGAGCGAGGCGCTGAGAGAGGCGGCGAAGGTGTTGCTGAAAGGCGGAAGTTATGAGGCATTTCGGCCAGCGTTTGATGCTATGAATCGAATACAAGGCGAAGGGGCTGACCGCATCCTTGAAGCCGCCCTCCTCGCCCTCATGGAGGAGCCGACCAATGGCTGACCGTCTGCAAGCACTTATCGAACTCAGGGAGAGGGTGAAGCGATTATCTGGAACAGCGGCGCACCCCAGCGACGAGAACGACATGGCCAGAGTGATATATGGTCACAACGAAATCATATTCGCCATCCTCTCCGCCCTGATTGCAATGGAGGGGGCCGAGGATGACGCCGTGGGCGGATTACGTGATGCAGGAGGTGAAGGATGAGTGAGCGGAAATGGACGCCGGGGCCGTGGCATTACCGCCCCCAAAAGTTTGACGATTGGGGGTATGTCCGGGCAAGCGCAGAGGCAGACGGATTTCACCCGTTCATATGCCAAGCGAAGGACGTGAGGACAACGGATGACGATGAAAAAGAGGCCAGGAAAAATGGGACGGACCCTTGGGCCGCCAATGCCCACCTAATCGCCGCCGCGCCGGAGCTATACGAGGCGCTGGAGGAAATCCGCGACATGCTTTGGAGCCGTCCAGACATTTCGGATCGCCTGCGCCCGCTTATGGGATTCGCGGAAGAGGCAACTAATCAAAAAGCCCGCGCCGCCCTAGCCAAAGCACGAGGTGAGCGATGACACCTGACCACCTCGCCACCAAAGGAAAGGAGGACCGCATGGCGCTGCCCAGATTGATGAAAACGCACGTTGCCGCAAGCTATCTTGGCATCAGCCCAAGCAAGCTGAGAGACCTGCCGATCATACCGCGCGTTGACGGGAAAAACGTCCTGTATGACAGGCTCGACCTTGACGACTACGCCGACAGCCTACCCTATAAGGAGAAAACCGGGGGAGACGAATGGCAAAGGGCATTCGGTTGAAGGGTATCAAGGTCATCCGCAAGCCCAACGGCAAGCGGTATGTCTACCGCCGCGTGAATGGCAAGCTGGTCTCCCTGCCCGACCTGCCAGAGACCCACCCGGACTTTCTCAGGGCCTACGCCGATGCAGAGCGCCTTGGGTCCGGTGATGGGTCACTTGCCGACACGATCAAGATGTTTATGGATTCCGACGACTTTCGCCAGCGCAAGGACAGCACCCGGCAAGTCTGGCGGCGAAGGCTCGACCACATAGCCAAGACCTACGGGCACGCCCCCATTGACCGGATCACGACAGAGCATGTGCAGAAGGCGCTCCGCAAGCTCTCTCCTGGCGCGGCCCGCAGTGAAAGAACCATCTGGCGGGCGGTCTTTTCATTCGCACAAGCCGAGCTTCTACGTACGGACAACCCGGCCAAGGATGCGGTGATCAGCAAGGCCAAGGTCACGCCCCATGAGACATGGACGCCAGACGAGATTGCGACATTCCGCGACCGCTGGCCCATCGGATCCCCAGAGCGCCAAGCGTTTGAGGTGATTTACTGGACCGCCGCCCGCTGCATTGATGCCGCCGTGATAGGCTGGCAGCACGTCGATGATGGGGTGCTGGAGTTTGTGCAGGAAAAAACCGGGGGAATCGCCGTAGTCCCGATCACCGCCCCTGTAGAGCCATACCTTGAGGCCGACCGGCGCTTGTTCCT